TTCGCTTATAGGTTCCATTTGATGCGTTATCGCGTTGATAATCGATACGCCGTCATCGTCTCTTTGGCACGGCCAAAAACCATCCTTCATGGCCATAAGCTTCAACGCTCGGCCTATCTCTTCGGGAGAATAGTGAACGGTCTTTGTTGACAGTTGTTCCGATATATCTTCGTAATGACCATGTGTGTGCGAGTTGAGGCTACGATACCCCGTGCTTCTCGGCTTACTAGCCTTTTTCAATTCCAAATCGTATAGATCTTCTTTTTTGCACTTGCGCACAAGTTCCGCGTATTCAGCGTGATACTCGACGGAAAGGTCGAATGAGATTACGTCAGCGCTTCCGGTTTTTCGGCGATGAATACGCGGTACTTTCATGGCTAGAACGGAATATCATCCAAGAAGGCATCGTCAGAGGGACCGCTTGAGCTTGCCGTTTTTTCGGGCGGCTGGAGCTGTTCGGCAATCATTTTGCTGACGAAGTTGGGGATATAGTCCGTTTGGGTTTCCGGCTTCCAGTGAATCGCGACGACGTTCTTTTTTGCCTCAGGGTCCGGTACTTTTTGAGCCGGAAGTACCGAGGCGATTTTCACCCGATCATTGTGGGGAACGACGTTCAACTGGCAAGCCTTGTTTTTAATATTGTCCAGGTCGAACCCGGCCCGCTCTTCGTCGGTGAAAGCCTTACCGCGCCATGACGTAAGATCGGCGCCAAGGTTGGATTTGTCTCCAATGCTCAGAGTGTAAATCTTCGTTATGGTGAAATGCTTCCCCGTCGTTTCCGATTTGGCTTCAAGCTCCCAAAGTATGACGACTTTATGAGTCGGAGGTTTCCCCTGGTATCCAGGTTGAAAACCAATGTCAAAAACGTTGATGCAAATTGCGCGATGAAGGCCGATCGGAATCGGTTCATACTCTCCTCCCGTGTCCCTAGCGACTATTCCCATTTTGTCCCCCTTCCAGCTTTTTCAGTTTTTTGGCGTTCACTTCCCCGATACCGCGCAAGCCCTGCTCCCACCCCTCGACCGTTCGACGGCTTACACCACCGATTCGCCGGGCTAGTTCAGCTTGCGTGATACCGAGATTTGCGCGTATGCGTTTTACGTCGTCGGCTTCCATGCTCACCTCACAAAAACTTTGCGATCATGTCGCGGACAGCCCACATTGAACCGTCGTCGCCGAGATTAGTGGCCGCGTGTTCGCCGCCGGTTTCGAGCAACGTACGCCATTCGGCCTTAGTCTTTTTTTGGCAACCAATGATAATGTGGCCATCGAGTACGGTTATCATAAACCGGAATGACCCGACGATGTTGATGATGGTTTTTGACTCAATGCCTTTGACGGTTATCGCAGACTTAAACTTGATCCAGCCGCCAGCTTTGATACAGTCGCCAGCCTCGATCCAGCCGCCAGATTCGATACAGTCGCCAGCCTCGATCCAGTCGCCAGCTTTGATCCAGCCGCCAGCTTTGATCCAGCCGCCAGCCTCGATACAGCCGCCAGCTTTGATACAGTCGCCAGCTTTGATCCAGCCGCCAGCTTTGATCCAGCCGCCAGCCTCGATACAGCCGCCAGCCTCGATCCAGCCGCCAGCTTTGATACAGCCGCCAGCCTCGATCCAGCCGCCAGCTTTGATCCAGCCGCCAGCTTTGATCCAGCCGCCAGCCTCGATACAGCCGCCAGCCTCGATCCAGCCGCCAGATTTGATCCAGCCGCCAGCTTTGATCCCGCTGCGAACACTGAGCGGTATTTCGATGGTCAACGTCTCTTCAGTTTCAATTGATCCTTCAAAGAAAAACCAACCGCCTTTGTTTTTCAGCCCCGGAAAATCTTTGTCTATAGTCATGCGTCCCCCATTGCCTTTAGTATACGTCCGTCCGTCCGTCCTGTCAAGGCTTGGCGTGTCGAATCGCTTGAACCCGCGCGATACTTTCCTTGTCGCCGTTTTCCAAGATGTACCGAAGCGCCACGGCCGCAACCTGCAATAGTTCGTATTGGCAACAATCGGCCATGTTGCCCTTTATCGCGTCAAACCATTCGTCAACCTCTTCTTGAAGGACGGCGTATTGTTCGTGCGCGCTATGGTACGGTCCGTATTTGTCGCGGCCGAAAGCTATTTCGGCGTCGAGTAAAGGGATAAGGTCGGCGGTTGTCATGGGTTACTCCTAAAATAATTCGTTTACTATCCGTTTCCTTTCGGACTCGGCTTGCTTCAAGTTTTCGACGCCTTGGGTAAAGTACTCCGGTTTCAATTCCCCAATGATCGCCCTGCGGCCGCGTAGGATCGATTGATACCCCTCAGAGAACACGCCACCAAACGGGGAATAGACCGTTTCTCCTGGATTCGTGTAAAGCCGGACGAGAATGTCGATGACGTCCAGCTGGAGCGGGCATACGTGTCGCTCGTCGTTTTCATACTTGATCGTGTTGAGGGTGTATGTTTCGCGAACGTGGGAAAGGATTCCTGACGCGATGTCAATCCAATCATCCCGCGTAACCTCGGAGCCCTCAAAGTCTCCCTTCTTGATAGGCTCTTCCGGTTCTCCCGGCTTGCGAAATATTTCGACGTAATCCAAAAGGGCCGGGCGGCTCCATGATGTATCCTTTTCAAACTGCGTGAAAGTAAGCCCTTTCGAGTGGGTGCGTATCGACTGCGCTTGCGGGTTTTTAGGGATAACAAATTCCCCGTGATAGACGAAACCGGCGGCGGAAAAGTTATCGATGATTTGGCCGCGGAAGTCCTTGACGCCGATGTATCCATCCTTTCCAAGAAGTGCAGGGACTTGCATGCAATGGACCGCGCACAGACGTCCGCGCTTCAAAACGCGAAGAAGTTCAGGGATGAGAAATTGAAAATGCGTCCAGAATTCGGAGTCATCGGTTGAGTTTCCCATGTCGCGGATGGAAGGCGAATACGTGTAGAGTGAAAAGAACGGCGGAGAAAAGATCTGAAAATCGGTTGACTCGTCGGAAAGGGTTTTTATTGTTTCACACGAATCCCCAAGCATGGCCTTGAACGATTCACCTTCAACTATTTTCATTTCCATTTTGTCGGCGTAATGTACCGTACCCGTTTGGATCTCGTATTTTGTAAAGTCAGACATTTCCTTTACTACTGCATCGATCATTTCGGCGTTCTCCTTTTCTTTCCGTAGCACGTTCGACAATATGGATTGTTCGGCGGTTGTTAGGACCAAATAGACATTTACCTGACATGGTTGACCATATCGATATTGTCTTCTAATCAATTGATAGTACATTTCGAAAGAATCGCTTAATCCGATAAATGCCGCATTGTGAGAGTTTTGAAAATTCATACCATACCCAGCGATACGGCCTTTGGTGTTGAGGATTCTATGCTTACCGTGTTTGAATTCGATCATCGATGACGACTTATATTCTATCGAGTCCTCACCTTTTACAGTTACAACATCATTGAAGGCCTTCGCAACGGCTTTTGTTTCGTCGTTTAGGCCGGTCCACATGATCCATTGTGATTGATCGTTTTCGACATACGGAGCAATGGCCGCTATTTTGTTGTCTATCGTTCGTCGTCGTTCATCTATTCGGCCGGTCAATCCTTTTACTTTGTCTGTTGGGAATAGCTCGCCGTTAGGGATGTATTCCGAATCGCAAAATACGGCCTGAATATTCAGCGGCGGAAGTTTGAACCCTTCATCAGAAAAACCAATATCGGATGGCTTGCGGATAAATACGCACCATGTCGCCATCCACCGATAAAAGTGAGTTTTCGAATGGCCCTTGAGTCTCCACCCTGAACCCTTAGCCGAGTCGTTTACAAAAAACTTGGATTCCATTTCCTTCGCCGACATGATGCCGAGGAATTCAACCTGGTTTTTCAATTCATCGATATCGTTAGGGCTTGGGGTGGCGGTACATGAAAGTCGATAGGGGATGTTTTTGAAAAGTTCAAATATCTTCGCCTTTGTTTTACCGTACTCGCCTTTAAGTATCGATGATTCGTCCAGGACGACGGCGCCGAAGTCATGGCCGGTAAAGTGGTCAAGGCGTTCGTAGTTTGTAATGTACAGGCCGAGCGGGTCCGAACACTCGGCGAATGATTTCGCGTATCTCAGGTCAACGCCGATTGACTCAGCCTCTTCTATCGTCTGTTCAGCGACGGAAAGAGGGCAAACTATCAAGCCTTTTATTTTTTTGTGGTCGCGAAGTATTCGAATCCATTCTACTTGCTGTTTTGACTTTCCAAGCCCGCAATCTTCGAACAATGCCGCTCGACCCTTTCGGACGGCCCATTTTACGATTGCGCCTTCGTAAGCCCATTGACCGGTTGTCAAAATGAGGTTGATCTCTGATAGCGGAATATCGAACCCGCAATCGTAATCTATTTCTGTTTTCTTTTTGAGAAAGTCGTCATACTCCATTCTTTCCATCCAATAAAAAAGCCCCGACGCCGTGACGGTGGCAATCGGGGCAAAGGGTGCGAAATGCGACCCGGAGTCCGTCACTACCCCGGAGCGCATCTACTATCTATCGTGCTTTTGGATCTCGGCACGCCTGGTCCTGGCCTCCCGTTTTGACACGTAATCACGTATCGCGGTGGCTATCAGGAACTTGACGTTATTTTTGTTCCCCTCGTCGTAAGCGCGAAGCCTTTCATACAAAGAATCCTCAATACTCAAAACCACCGTAATCAACGTTTCCTCCTTCGGTGCCCGTATCCAGCTCCTCGACGCCGACCCATTGATTTCTTCGTAGTCCTGCGCAGCCCTGCGAGTTATCAGCTATTCATAGCTTACACCATGGACGGCGTGAAATCAAGCGTTTTGAGAAAATAGGTAAAGGCGTTTTTTGTGACTCATTCGGGCGTCTCTAATGGGTTGCGGTCGGGGCTTAGGTCGATAGGCTTGGAAGCTCTTGGTAAAACAATGGCATTCCCGCGCTCAAGGTCTTCCGTGCTGATCCCTTCACACCGAGTGAGACATGCGGCAATACGCCGGGCGTCCCTTTCGTGTTGTTCTTCTGTATCATCACTATTGTCTACACACGCAATGTATTTGTTCCCATAAAACAACCGTACTGAGCCATATACCCATTTGTGTATTGACCATGTGTTTTCAGTATATCCCATACCTTCACTCCTTAACATTGTACACGTTGACCAACTTGGTCCCCGGCGTACCGTCCTTCCTGATCTTGTAGCCGAGTATCCAATTGTTACGATACCCGCCGACCCGGAACTTGACACCTCGGTCATCCTCGCATATCGAGCCTATGGGATTACTCGCCCACTTGATCGCCATGAGGCGCGACTCGATCTTGTTGATGTCGTGTTGAAGGGCCTTTGACTTTCGGCGTAGGGCGTCCAGTTCCGCGCGTAACGCCTTCGCCTCTGCGTTGTCACCTTGCATGTATGTCCCACTTTCGTTGATTGCGAGCACGTCGGCGATTTCGCCACGGCTGGATCACGTTGAAGTAAAGCCACGCCAAGGCCGCGATAATGACGACGATGGCGTATGGAAGAACGGAACCGAGGAAAGCGGAAAGGGTCATATCTTCTCCTTTAGGGCGGAGACGATGAGGTCAAGGGCGTTGAAGGCAACCTCGCCCTCCGACTCCAATGGCGGCATATAATCGCCGAGCTCTGCATGCCCTTGTTCGTACCAATCTCGAGTAGTCTTCATGTACTCACTCACCGTATATATCGCCTTCTCAACCTCGGCGCTCATTAAGCGAGAGAGGCGGCGGTTCCATCCAAATCTAAACAATCTATACTCTTTTGAGTCGATTGGCGGGGCAGAAACGCCTATTTGATGCGCTGGACGATAATAATCTTCAAACGCCATTCTGCACTTATCCGCGTCTTGAGCGGCGGGGCGGGGCTTTACTCGCGACTCAAGGTCGTGGCGGTATTGGTCGCGGTCTAATATTGTATTGTTTTCTATGCGGAACCATATTCCCGCGACTCGCTGATGTATGGCTCCCATGTACTCATATCGGTCTTCGTCGCACGTCCTTCCCGTCGTCTCACTCATAGCACATCCCCCATAGCCCGCTCGATTGCGGCCGGCATGTCGCGGAGGATCTGGTCCTTGCGATCCTGGTCATAAGCAATGATGCGGGATTCGAGCTTGTCTTGAATAGTCTGGAATTGCCCATCGGTGAGCGTAAAATACGTGTTGATGTCCTCGATGAGGTTGTCAACGAATATGCGCTGATAGTCGGTCACTGTTCCCTCCTTGGATAAAAATAGTTCAGTCGGGCACGATGCGCGACTCGCACCCCCGCTGTTCCCCGGCGCCCTTTTCCACACCCATCCCTCACACGTTTTCACGCAGATTAGGCCGCCGGTCAACAAGGACTTTACCCGGCATTTACTGGACTCAGGGCGGAAGGGCTTGAACCTCCGATCGCGGGATCAAAACCCGCCGCCTTACCGCTTGGCTACGCCCCGAAATAAAACCGGAATGCGCTGGAATCGAACCAGCTCGCCATTGCTGACGGCTTCGGTTTAGCAAACCGACCGCTTACCACTCGCGCAGCATTCCAACGGAAGACACAAGAATCGAACTTGCGCACCCTTTCGGATGTCCACCGCTTTCGAGGCGGGAGCCTTTCCACTCGGCCAATCTTCCAATACGGATGATACAGGAATCGAACCTGTCCGGCGCTTTCGCAACCATGCGCTTTCCAGGCGCACGCAATACCACTCTGCCAACCATCCAGACGGAAACGATAGGAATTGAACCTACTCCCCTTTCGAGGTCGCCGGGTTTCAAAGCCGGAGCCTTACCGATCGGCCACGTTTCCATTATGGGCGGCGAGGGAGTCGAACCCCCTGAGCCGTTAGACGCCTGATTTACAGTCAGGTCCGCTTCCGATTACGGGATACCCGCCCAGGTAAAACACCCGCGCCCTTTGGCATGATCCAGGCGCGGGGACTTGCAAACCAACAAAACTCACTTTTACTAGTGCGCTTTTTCCCGGTGCGCTAACCCGAAAGACTTATCTTTTTGTGCCTCCATGCCGCCCTACTCACCGTATATCGGCCACCGGCGTATTTTATCAGAATTGTTTTGACTAGCCCGACCGGTGCCCGACACATCGCGGCGAGTCTTTGGCCGATTGCGCCCGGACTTCCGAACCGTGGCGCTTTTGGTTGATGCGTCTCTCGTCGATGGTGACCGCGATGCACACAGGCTGCGGTATGGTGGCCTCGACCGGTACGACCGGGAATGCGAAGTTGACGAGGGCCGCGAGGAGAAGGATCACCGAACCCCCTTCAACTTGGCGCAGTGTTCGGCCCAGGATCGATGATTGAATCCGACCGGTACGCCGACCGTGTTTTTTCGACCGAATGACGCCTTTTGCTTGCGCCGTTCGTGGCGGTTAATCTTGTTCGTTTCGATGATGAAATACGCCTGCGATACCGCGACCGGGTTCTTAATCCTCGCCGCGTTATTTCGGAAATCCTGTTCCGAATACGTAGCCATCAAGTAGCCTCCTTCCTGTTTTTCCACTTATCGAAAATGTTAATCCGCACCGCACCGGCGCAGAAAACCGCCATGATTGCCAGTATCGCGAGGTTGATTATCAGGTCGCGCATGGGGCCTCCCTAGAAAACGTGGTTTATGATTTCCTGACGAGCCAAGGAGCGCGCATCTTTGTCGTACTCGGAAACCTTGTTGATTCTCATAATGATTTCTATCATGGAATCCTGAACGATTGCCTGGACGCCCTTGGTCACGGATCGCGCCATTTCCTCGGCGAGGTGTTGCGTCAACGTATCGATGTCAATCGACGACGCGGCCTTTACGATCGCCTCCGTCATGATGGCGGGTATCACTGAATCCGCGATAGCCTTTTCCATGGCCGACCGCATACCGTAGCCCTCGAAAGAGCTTTTGACGCTGGCCGTAGCCTGTTCGTCAAGCACCTTTTGTAGTTCGGTCTCGTCAATTCGTATTTCCATGCCTTCCCTCCTTTTCTATCGGTTCTATCACGACGTTCATCCCGTCGTATACAATTTGCGCCTTATCATAGCCAAGAGCCCGCCACTCATCGAGCTTTGATTCTTTAATGGTCGGCTGAAACTGGCGCCCGCCCTTTTTGGGGATTTCTACGATTCCCATAACGATTCGTTGCGTTACCATGTCCATAAGATATCACGCCAAAAACATCTTGTCAACATATTTTTTCTTTCTTTTTATGTTACTTTTATGTCGACACGGCCCGTATATGGTAGTATACTGATATCAGATTGAGAGTGAGGAGCGATAAAATGAAGAACTTAAAGGAAATATTAGATACTCCGATAAAATACAAACCAAAATACGCTTACCTTGAACACGTTCATGAATCCTACTGTGGGATAAACATGAACCCGATAACCAATGGTGATATATCTGAGGCTATCCATACCGCAGCCGGTATTGATGATAGCTTGAGAAACAAGTAACCGCACCCCGGCGCCCTTCGGGGTGCTCATACCCCTCCGCATGGCGACGGTAACGAGGATGAGAATGGAGGATAAATATGGGCCGAGAAGTTAGAATGGTTCCCGCGAATTGGGAGCACCCGAAACAGTCGAACGGAAGCTATCAGCCGATGTATGATAGCTGTTACGATAATAGACTCGCCGAATGGAAGTCCGACAAGGCGAAATGGGAATCTGGCATATTTCCCGATTACGCCGACGAAGAAAACAAAAAACTTTCATTCGAGGAATGGGGAGGCGAGGCTCCCGACCCGGCATATTATATGCCGAACTTCAAGCCGGAAGATAAAACGCACTACATGATGTACGAAACGACTTCTGAGGGAACTCCCATATCTCCAGCCTTCGCAACAAAGGAAGAGCTTGCGCATTGGCTTGCCGATAATGGCGCTTCGGCGTTTGGGCGAGACACGGCAACCTATGAGCAATGGCTATCAACCATCAATCGCGGATGGGCTCCGTCGGCTGTTGGGTCAAGTCGAGGTCTTGAATCCGGCACCGTTGCCTTATCAAAGGAATAGCCCCCTCATCCTAGCCGCTCACGGGCGGCCTGGACGAACGGGCTAAAAAGGAGAAATCATGCGTATATTCATGGCGATTTTAGCGTGTGCGGCGGTCGTTACTTTGTTTCTCGTGATCGGCCTTTTTGCCATCTGAGGCGCAACCATGCAGGTAAACACCGTGATTACAAAAGAGCAATTACTTTCCGCCATTGCAAACGAGCGCAACCCTAACGTGCTTATGAAATACGTGAATATGTGCTACGACCCGGACGCGATGCGGTCCGCGGCCAATCGCTGCTATGAACTAATGGAGGGGAAGAAATGACCGCCACCATTCAACAGGTAGCCGACCAGCTGGACCTATCCCCACAGTACGCCGCAAACGTGGTCGCCGAGGTAGAGAACCGCGCACGGTGGGAGAGGATGAGCGACGAGATAGACGAGGCCCTTGCGGTCGCGGAAGAATGGGGAGATTAGGAGGTAATATGATTATTGCGGCTGTCTTTATTTATTGGTTTGTTGGTTTTTGTTATATTCAAGCGCTTCCTAAAATAGGATTTAATAATGAATGGTTTGGAGACATGTTTATAGCTATAGTTTGGCCGTATTTGTTTCTAACACGCTTGTTTAAGCATCGAGTGTATTTGGCTGAAATGAAAAGAAAGAAAGCATTTAGAGGGAAGGAGTAACTATGTACACACTTCGGGAAGTGGTCGCCTACGCGACAATGACGGGCTGCGTGGCGTTTATGGTCGGGTTTCTGATCGAGGCGTATACCCGGATATTTTCGGGTAGTGCCACACAAAAAGATCTTCCAAAATGGCAACAATTGGCATTAGACAAAGATCATTACATCGACGCCGTTCGCGAATATCGCAACTCTATGCACAGCACGTTGCGTGAAGCGAAAGAAGCCGTCGATAACTTTTTGACGTACCATTCAAAATGAACCGCTGTTCTATCTGCGGCCACGATATCCCGCCCGGTAAAGAGAAGGCGCTAGGCCCTGGGGTAGCGATATGTCACCATTGCGAGTGTAGGAGGGTGAAGTATGAAGGAATATTCCGGGGAGTTTTCAGAAACAGATACCAAAGAACTTTCGAAGCTGATAAGCGGTAGAATCATCCAATCGGTAAAAATAGAGTACGGCTATAAAGACTTTTTAGTATTTACTTTTACCACCGGATCAACCTTAAAGATTGATTACGATTGGTTATACGGATGGAATGTCGTTGACCCATTGTAATCAAAAGAAGTGATTCACCGCGATATAGGCGCCTTCACCGGCCGCAACGAGTAAAGACAACTTACCGATGAACGACCAGAAGCGCGCCCGATTTTCAAGGCGGTCAGCTTCCTTTTGCGCTTGGGTGATAGAAAGCGTAGAGGCGTCTAAATCCTTCTGCAATTGCCCCGATTTGGCCTCGGATGTCGCCGCCTTGATTTCTGATTGTGTCAGCGATTCCGTCAATGATTCGTTGTTGGTCGTCAAGTCGTCGTTTGTTTTCTGCAATGATTCGTTGCTGTCCCTGAGCAAGCCGATTCGCATTTCCAATGTCGCTACGAAGTTGTCGAAGTTCTCCGGTAAGCTCGAGGTTTGACTGAGTAGCTCGTCCCAAAGAGTATTGGGCGGTTGCGAGGTCGGCGGCGAGTTTGCTGTCACTTCCTCGGAATATGATAAACAGGGAAACGATAGCCCAAATACCAAGAACAGTAAGAGAAAGGTAAAGCCATTTTTGACGCACAAGTCAGCCTCCGATTCCAGATAATTTCATGACGTAGGAAATAACCGTATTTGTGATTCCAGGAGCTCCAAGGCCGAAGAACATTGCGAACAGAAAACGCTTTACGATGTGCTTCTTTTTTGCGGACTTCTTTTCACTCATGGTCATTTTTGACGTGTTAGGGGGGTCGGGAAATATAAACTCTTGGGCGAAGGTTAGGGCAAGCGACACGGTCGCGACGATAGAGAATCGGCCGATCTGGAAATTGAGAGATATGTTTTCACCTGTCTCGAGAACGGGAAGAGCGTACGAAATAAAGGTACACCATAGCGTAAGAATGTACGCTGTGAACTCGTCCCAGTTTTCTAAAAACCACCTTTTTAAGGTCACGACATACTCCTGTCAACTTTCGACACAAACTCGGAAAAATGAGTCGGTTTGTTTACCCACAGACGCGGGCAGTCCTTCCATCCGACTACGAGGTTGTGAGTACCGATATCCTGGGGTTTTACGCCATGCGTTTTGCATAGCGAGTAACACATTTCAACGGCCGCTTCGATGGTAGCTTCGCGGAAGTTCCCTTCGGCGTCTATGGTGCAGAGTTCAATTCCGATTGTGCAATTATTCGGTGAAGACTTTTCCGAAGCGAACGATCCGAACTTATCGCGCGCCCAGTCGGTGTATATGAGTTTTGATACGGGATCTATTTTGTCAGAACCGCAATGATAGGCAACTTCCGAATCGGGAATGCAACGAATGATTTCTCCGGTAAAGTCGATAATGTAATGAGCGGAACCGTATCCTAGTTTTCCTGATTTGCGTGACTCAAAAAAGTCTCGAACGGTTTTAGCCTGCTGCATGGGTACGCCGGTCCAGTGCATTATGATGGATTTTACCGAGGCAAGTTTTTTGCCTGGGCGGGAATACGGATTTACAGTTAAGAGCGAGTCGGATATTTTCATTTCTTCCACAACCCCATAAATCCGACGCCGATAGCCACGGCGATACCGGCCCACGACACGAACAAGCCACCTTTCGTAATGTGCGACTTAATATGTCGATCGATTCTTCCGTTGACGTGTTTGACGCTTTCGACGGTCGCAAGCTTTTCTTGACCTTTTAGGATCATGAGGGTGCGCTCGTCTATTCGAGCAATGGCGGCGAGTAAAGCCGGATAATCGGCTCTTCGCTCTTCTTCTCGGCAATCGTCCATCATGCCCTCACGTGGGTATAAATATGCCCCTCACATGGAGGGGCGAAGGCTATTCGTCAGTACCCCATACGATATGCGCGTCCGGGTCGTGTTCGAGGTTGTAGGATTCAAGTGTAATTTTAAGGCTATTTCCCGTTTTCCATTCGATCCAGTTCCATTCAAACTCGGCGGTTAGAGGTCCCATTACGACAGTTCCGTCGTCAAGACAAAAACAAGTTTGCCATTTACCTAAAACAGGATCGTTCGATGTGTCGGGCGGTGGAGGTGCAGGCATAGGGACGTTTATGTACCCCCATTCCTCTTCTGGCTTTTCCATGTTGTGGGACTCAACCGTAAGTTTTACAGCGTATTGGACCAGGTCAATCCTTTCCGGGTATGGCTGATACCCAATCACCGCACCGTCATTGTAAAACAAATACGCCCATCCAGGTTCCGTGCAAAGCGCAGCCGCCGGGTCACCGTCTGCGATGTTGTACCGTATCGACTTGCTCGCCTTGGTAGGGTAGCGAATCCATACCGACGACTTAGCGTCACCAAACGCGGTTAGACGCATGTCGTTTGAATAATTAGGCTCATCTACTACGGGGTTTTCTACTACCGGATCTTCTACATCGGTTCCGCCCGATGTGTCACAGGCAAAAAACACCAAAGCGAAGACCGTAAAAATCAATATAATCCGTTTCATTTCATGCCTCCTTAGCACCTGAAATATATCACGCTTCCGCCTCGTCGTCCACGATGACCACTGTGCGCGGGTCGTCAGGATGCTCCATCGTCTGCGATTCCGCCGTGATCTTGTAGGCGTATTCAAGCGTCTCGTTGTAATGTTGATTCCCGTCCATAGGATTCCGCTGCAATTCAACGCCGTGCAAATCTAGGATCGTGCAGTATTTCATTTTTACGCCGCCTCATAATGACAGAGTTGGAGGTAGAGATGCATCGAAAACGCCGGGCTGTTCGTGTCTTTGGCAACGCGCGGGGTTCCGTTGGTGCCGTCAGAATACATGGTAGTTGCCATGTTAGCCGGGTTTGTGATTGCAGTTCCAGAGCTTCCGGCTATCCCTGCGGTTAAAGGTCCGTTACCCGAAGAGTTTACAATTACGCTCCCACTAATAGTTTCGAAGTGCCAATGCCCCTGTCCGAACCCTCTTCTTGCCAGGCCACTGACCATGTACCCGTTATCATCCCCGGCGCCATGGATCGCGCGGCCCCGGGCGCTAAACACGCGGGCGGTCGTCGTGCTTCCAGCTATGCGGTTCGCGTAGAAATCAACGGAAAACGACCCAGACCCGGAAGAGTTCGCATGTGTGAACCCAAACGACACCGTGCGAGACCCGGCGTTTATGTTGGTCAAAAGATAATCGCCGGAAGTTATATCTCCAATAGTCGACCCCAAAGTAACCGTACGAAGATATGATGCGTATGATGTTTCATCTTCAAGAAGCGCGGAAAGAAAAGCCATGTGCGCCGCGTCATTAGTAAACGTCAGCGTAGCGACGTTGCTCGATATCGCCCATGCGGTTACTCCGAAGCTCGTCAAAGCCCCTGATAATCCATCTTTGTACGTTACCTTGAGCGAACGTAAGTAGTCGATTGCGTCTTGCCCCCAGTTGGTCGCCGATATGTCGGTATGCGTGTCGAAGTTGGTCAAACACAGGGCGGGGAAATATGTATCCGGGTCGCCTTCATCCCACTCATGAGGCGCTTGATAGTGCATCATAGGGAAAATCATTCCACGCGGGAAACGCTTCTCTATGATTCTTTTATCGTTTGAAGGGGATTCCGCCACGGTATCTATGAACCGTACCCAGTAGGTTCCATCATCCCCCACCGGGGTATGGTTTAGGTTTGGCGTTCCATCAGTCCCGTAGGTGGATTGATATATTACCCCGTTGACCTGGCAGAATGAAACGAGATTGTAATACTCGGCCGTAGCAATCCACTCCGGTACTCCGTTTTGAAACAGGTATCGGAGCTGCGAGGAAAACAGGAAGTAAAGCCCGTTGATGTCTTGAATCCTTGGCGGCTCATTCGCGGAAGCCGTGCCCGCGTAAAGACCTTGAAGGAATGGAGCGAGGCTTTGAATGGTTTCAAGGTTTTTCGTTGTAGTGGGCGTTCCAAGAGCATCGGAACCAAAAGCCCCAAACTCGCTTGTTCCACCCGTTTCCCCAAAAACCTTCTGATTGATCCTACTAAGTTTCGCCATATTGTGCCCATCCTCCAACTATATTTCTGTCAACGCCGTTCCCATCATTATACAGCCTACTAACATCATTTGACGATAGTGATGATTCTATTGTTTCGGTTACGGCTATATGAATATTTGAATCGGTTGTATGTCCTTCATCTGTTTCAAACATAACAACACTTAAATAGGTAGAATCATTCATAGATTCAGGAATATTTATCGTATTTTCATTGTTTAATTCTCCGTTTAAATATATTTGCAATGATTCTCCTGGATTAAAAATGCCACAGACATGATCAAACGAAGATTCTGATATGCTTCCAATTAAGTAAACTTTATAAATAGTTGAACCATCTGATATTTTGAATACAAAAACACCCGTTTCATCTTCATACCCAAAATAATATACCGATATGTTCGGATCGTCGTTGCTCCACTGGCCAATAACAGACCCAACCGGATCACTGCCGTTTGTTCTTATTCTTGATGTTATGCTTACGGGACCGGTAATTAAAGTCATGGTGTTAAATACTATATATAACTCAGACCCGTCTCTGTATATTGAGTCATACCCAAATACATTTTCTATTCCTATGTCTCCCCATATTGTCCCATCATTGTTTCCTAAATAATCATGAAGTACTGGATCGTTGTCATCCATCTTCCACAAAGATAATGCTCCGTTCGCAGAAAATGCATACATTATATATCCAACTGAGAAAGAGGGAGGAGAAGATCCGTATATTCCAAAAGCAAATATATGGTCAATATCAGGGACAACGCTTGTTACTACTCCAACACCAGCAGGATTTGGAAGAAGATTTGAGCTTTTTGCTATTTCAAATATTCTACGATATTTCTCTCCAATCAAATAGGAAACAACCGTCATGTTCTGTCGGTCAGTAAAATACACCTCAGAGCCGAAAAGATCATCGAGAATATCGTCAATCTGTTTTACGCTTGCATTTGACGAGTTTCGGACAATGCCAAGTTTGAGCATTATTCTATATTCAGCATCCGTCAGAGTGTAAAGAGATTGATTGGACTCTTCATACCGGCGCATCTGTACATCTGGGACCACTTCCCCATACCTCATGTACCCGTGAAAGTCAAAGTCATAATCCCCATATACGGCATACCCGAAGTATTCCCGAGTGAACGCCGTACCGGTTATGACCCTGTCAATTCCGATATACTTTCCAAGTATGTCGAGCTGAACACCTACTGCTAATTCAAGGTCATATCCTTCATCACGTATTTTTACCATTAGGTCGTAAATGACATGTGACCGTATCAAGGCGTCAATTGTGGCGCGCGCTTTCGGTTTATTGTTGTATTGAATTATGAGGAGTTTTACATAATACGCAATCAATTCTTCGTTCATGATATGGCTATCCTGGCAATGTCATTTACAAAACGTGAAGCGGAATCCGCTGTATCGATTACCTCGTCCCATGTCGCGTTATCGTCGGAGAGTTCCATCCCGGTGATACGGTAATTCGTGTTGACAGTTTTCAGGTAACATACAATTGTGTCTGCGCTTGCCGATTCTCCGACCCCCCACAATACATTTTCTACAATAAGTCGCTTCAATTCGTCGTCGTCCACGACTCCACCGCCGACCACTATGATAGCAAAACGTATCCACAGGTTTTGATTGTCAGGCCTGTCGAATCGTGCAGTATACGTTCGTCCGTTCGGGCGAGGAACGATTACTTCTTCGTCACCCCTTAGACCTGAACCGGCTGACTTTTTCGCGTAAATTACTTCGCCTATCTCGTCAGGGTCGCCACCTTCCACGATTGCCCAAACGGTATGCGGCGGGGTTCCCTCAATGTCCGTCGCGTCGGTGTCGTTTGAATTGACTATCGCGGTCGTAACCCCATCGAGCGCAAGAAGGGCGGATTCGATCGAGTCCAGGTATCCGGTAGAAACGATCGCTGTACTTTTACGCCGGCGCAATCTCAATGAGGCGTCCGTCTCTTCGTCTCGGCCCTGGACTGTAGGCGATGACGGGTTATTGATCGCGGTGACTCCGGCTATCGCAGTAACGGCCGTCGTGATCGTGTTGACCGATACTTCGACGTTTCCAATGTCTTTAGCTCGGAAGGTTAAGACGTAAGTCCCGGCGGACGCAATGGCTTCCGTTTCGATTAGACAGAACTGATTCCCTACATCATCTTTGACCGTGTAGGTCCCGGCCGGAATATCGATATCCTCGGAGGCGTCGTCAAGCCCTTGCAACGTTACGGCACGATCAACCGTGATCGATATCGGCGTTTGGGTAAACGTGGCGCCCTGTCGGAATATTCCATTGATCGCCACACGTTGATCTAACACTCGGCCCTGCGCCTGGTCGGGGTCAAAGCCAGAATTGATATCTTCCAACACTTCACGCTGATCTATACCAATTTGCGCTACAATGTTTATTTGCTGGCCGTCAGGGGTATCCGGTTCTACATTGATGTCGTCGCCGTAAATACCCTTCATGTCGTCGGTGAGTTCCGTTACCAGCTCGGTGAGGCTCTTTATCGTTAATCCGGTTTCGTCCAAAGTATCCGGCATCAAATAACCTCGCTAAAATCGATTGTCCCTATCGTCGTATCCACCGAAGCGCTTACGCTTACCTCTCGGCTGTCACGGTCGAGTGTACTCGAAAAGCTGGAAATCCGCAACACGCCGCCCGTTTGAAGTATGACCCGCTTTATGTCCACGTCAAGAAGAGTCTTACGCCCACGGTCTAAATAATTATTCCAGTCTACGCCGTCCTGGGTCGCAAAGAAGCAATCCCCTTTCCACTGCTTGAGGCGAGTTTCGATTGACTGCATGATTGCGTCCATGTCAGTTTTGTATGAGTTCTTCCCCCGTCCGAAAACCCAATCCCCGAAGGAGTCAAGCGCTCGCATGATCATTTCAACCCCCCGTCTTTATTGTAGTCGTTTCGGCCGCTGATATGTCAATGGTCAACGATCCTGGAGTCTGTAGGGTATCGTCTTTTTTAAAAGACAAAAGCAAGTTCAACGCGGTCACGAATGTTTGAAGCGCCGTATCAAGGGCAGCGTGAGTAACAAACGTTTTTGAATCCCCGTTGAGGTGGATCTCATCCCCAAAAAATCGCATGTTGTTTCCATCAAAGTCGCGTACCGCCGTCTTTGGATTTACACCCACAAGAGCGATTGCGTCGGAAAATGAATGCTTCCTCGACGTGTTCGGGTCGTGCTCGCTTCCGTTCGTGGTCCACCATATATCTATGTCGCGATCGTTGAAAAGAACGAGGCAATAATCACCGGCTGTTATGGGCATGTCGATGTATGCCGATCCGCCTTGAAGAATGAAATACGGAACATCAACAAGTAGAGGAATGGATACACTTGATCCATCGGTGAGAGGTTGCTTTATTTGTATCTGTACCTCTACGGTCTGGTCATCCTTGTTTACTTTCGCCACCTTTCCAATCTGTACGCAATTGAGCGTTGCGAATATGTCCCGCTTGAGGTCGGAAAGAATAACGTCAAGGTTCGGGGGGAGGTTCTTTTCTTCCATCACTGCGCCAACCTGTTGAATACTTTTCCGCCCGAAAGGGAAAGGCTTGTCCTTGCGTCCCCGCACGTCGCCCCGGAGAACGTGACGGAATGCTTCACGCCGATAGTTTTGTATTGCCCGTCGTATCGCTTGTCCATGCTGTGTATCTCGGTTACATAATACATTCGTATTTCTGGTGAAAACAATGTTTCAACTTCCATGTATTCTTCCCGCCGTTTCGGAGTCGTGAACAATCCCCCATTGTTTGGGTCGTCTGGATCGCCAACTATGAAAGCATCCCCGCCTATTACTTCATCATCGTCCATGACATAGGCTGTTTCAGAATCGATATAAAAACGGTTATCGGTGAGCGTGTCCATTACACCCTTAGACGCTCCGAACAATACTTGCCCGCGTTGACTTTCACCTTGAGACGGTCGGCCGAAAAATCCGTCAATCAATCCGGGCATGGAATGAACAACACGTTTCATTATGTCTAACTTTGGAGTTCCAGCCGTAACCGTTTCATTTATGAACCCGTTTTGAATTGAGTACGCCGCGTCATACCCTTCAATCTCAGTTATCCATTCAGTCCCTTGATGATATGAAAACGCCGTTTGAATGTTACCCCTGAATATTTCGTATAGTTCAGAATTACCGTAACCGGCCACGATTATCATTTGCCAATATTTATCGAAGTCAAACACGTCCCGGTATATTTTGTTTCGTGTCGATTCTTTGAGATTGTACAATGTTATTTTGCAATTATTAACCGAAGCCCTCGCAGCTCGGTCTACGTCAATAATTGCTGAAATGGGAGGAGTTATAGTGATAAGGTCGCTATTCGGGGATGGCGTCTTGATCCTTATTTCGTACCACCTTCCAAACTTCACGCGAGAACCCCAGCGTTTACGTCATCGATAACCTGGTCGCGCTCAGCCGTAGTGAGAAGGTAGAGGAAAACACGCTCCGTCGAAAAGTCATTGATAAACATGGGCTCGATTCCATCAGTTCCCGCGCACGCGAGGCCAAACGGCAAAAGGCGAAAATACTGATATATCAGATTAGGGGAAAGAACGATCTTTGATCCTTTCAAGATAAATGACCCATAGGTAAGGTCAAAATACCAATTACGTGTGCGCGGTCGAAAGTGCAAAGTAAAATTAATCTGTATTCCCTTGTCAGGGTCGGGCATGTTGAATGTCTGTTCGGGGGATGCCTTGATACCAGTTATTCTAATCATCTTCTAACGGCCTCTCTTCCTGGTGTAAAGGATTTATAAAAAGCCGTCTCGTCATCTTCTTGACCTTGTACCGGCCCATTATCTACCGATTCGGCCGCTTGTATATTCTGTGCGGGCGGGAACAAGTCTTGATCGAACGTCGTAACTTTCACCTCAGCAAATCTAACTTCTTTCAAAACTATTGAAAATGACGTGATATCGTTCGACGTTTCATCTTGCGATGACGCTATCGATTCTATCATCATTTTTGGGAAATACTCCCACGGAGTTTGAACCGTAACAATTTGTTTTGAACGGTGAAGAGCCGATAATTGAAGATAAGCCAACTGCATAGCGTTGATTTGCTGCCCATCCCCCGCGAAGTATTTCAGGATGTTGGTCGCACGTTTAGCGATCGCGTCGACTTGATTTGCAATGTACGAAGCGCGCTCCAATGCCTTCGCGGCTTTCGACGCGTATTGATCGGTGAACGGCCCCACGTAGGCGTCAACCTCGGACAATTTGCTCGAAAGGTTTGAAAGAGCGTACCCTAGTTCACCCGGCTGAGGAGCATGATAGACAAGGTTTCCCACAAAACCGGAAAGCGTAATTCGAACCGGCTTTATTACGGCGTGGTCGTTTATGAATGAACCTGTTTCAATCCAATGGTCTGTAATGTCCGCCGACTGATCAACCGATTCCCCCGAAGGCACATCGAAAACCCACCCCGATATTCCTTGATTTAACGGGCTGGAAACTACCACACCTTGAGACTTTTCAAGGAACTTTTCAACGTCGATGCCGGTAAGGTTTTCAACCAAAGGGGAAATAGTGTTGAAGCTCATTTCATACCCTTATTACCGGCCGACTTCTGAACCCGCGTTGACTGCAAAGTCCTTTCAAGCTCACGCGCGGCGGCTTTCCCTGTGGCCTCCGGGTCCGTTGATCCGTACACGTTTTGATTGATAGTCACATTGCCCGATGCGGCAGGCGCAAGTTGCGGACCAAACCGGGGAATATTGACGTCGGTTATGCCCAAGGTTTTCAGAAAGTTTTCCGACCCTTCGGCCAGTCTATCGATGGACGACTTCAATCCGGTCAAGTCTCCGGTAACAATAGCCTTCCCTCCCTCCCCGAGCATGTTCATGCCTTGAAGAAAAGTACGCCCAGCCCCCGCCGCCCCTAATGCCACCTTACCGGCCGTTCCTGCTTTCGCTGCAATCTTGGCGGCCGCTTCGTCTTGGCCTTTTCCCATGAGGTCAAATATCTTAACAATGTTGGAAATTACTTCTTTAATGTCTAAAAATATTTTGAATGTTTTTTCAAGAACTTTTCCAAGCTCTGGAAATTGTTTAAGCATTACACCGAACGCGCTTTTCTTTCCTGACGCATACCCGGATAAATCGTCAAGCAGTCCTACCAAGAGAACAATTCCAGCTATAAACATACCCATAGGAGAAAGCAAAAATGATTTATTCATCAAAATCAAAACGCCAATAAGTATCTTTACCGCATTACCCCATCCAACCGTTCCGCGTACAATCTTATCGATCATCAATCCAGCATTGAAGGCCGCTCCAATAAACCTTGTAATAATGTTGAATACATTGGAAATACCCTTTACGAGCCCTTCCTTATTCGCTCGGACCCATGCAAGCGACTTTTGCGTGATCTCCAATATTTTTGGCGCAAGTTGCGTGGCGATGAGCGACTTCATGTATTTTATGGCTTGGCTAACTTCAGTAAGGCTGGACCGCGCTTTGTTTAGGCTGTCTATTTGTGATTGTGGAATGATCCACGCTTTACGGGACATTGCGTCAAACTGTTCTCCGGTCAATTCCAGCGTTGAAATGAGATCCCCGGACACGCCCATCTGTTCCATGATGTTGCGCTTCATGGCCTGAGAGAGTCCCTGTGTTTTCGTCCTGAGTTGTTCAAGAACAGCGAACGGGTCGGACCTTGGGTCAATCCCGAGCATCTGGAATGCCGAGATATTCCCGCCGCCGAGCTTGATCTTTTCTTGATTGCTCGCAATGGCACGAATGGACGCCGCGACGGCTTGACCCGAACCGGACACCTGATCGGCGACCGCTTGCCATTTTTGGAGGGATTCAGCCGATGCGCCCGTCGAGTCCTGGAGCTTCTTTATCTCAAGGGCGGCGGAAAACGCCTCGTCAGTTATTTTCTTTATGGCAAAGGTGAAAGCAGTTGCTCCCGCTGCGGCCGCGACTAGACCAACCTTGATACCCTTGACGGTTCCGAGGAACTTATTCGCCTTTTCCTGGTCTGTCTTTACGCCAATGTGGGCGAATAACTCAACTATCGTCATATCTGAATAATACCGTCGTATCGGCCATTTTGCAAGCCGACAAAAAGAAGCCCCTCAGCGGTAGGAGTAGACCGCGAGGGGCAAGACCGGAAGGAAAGAAGCTGAACCAATCCTAATCCATGCACGGTCATCTGTCAAGTTTCCTTGTTCAATTCAAAGTACGCATCTTCAAAGTCCGAGTTGAACTTCTCGTAATCCATAGCCGCAAGCACGTGGTCAACCCTGCCTTGCAAGACTTTTTCGGGATCGCCACCGTAATACCCCGCCTTTGCCAGCCGGAGCGCTACGATGGTTTCTTCGTCGACGTTTACTTCGCTTTCGGGGTACTTCTTATCTTTCCGATGATATCCCCGTACTGTGAAGCGATCCCGCTGAAAAAAGGGCCAACGTTGACCATGATGATTTCATACATGATCGTGTAATAGTGTTTGCGATGCTCGACCGGCTCGAAGTATTCCCGTGTTACCTTTTCAGTCCCGACGACGGCCCGCTCGGCGCACTTGAACAAACACGTCTCAACCGCATCGTCAACCACAACGCCGAGAATAGCGTTGATAATGTCGGCCATGCTTTCCGATTTGATATCCTCGGTGATGCTTGCCGGCAAGTCAAGGCGCGTACCCTTGAGCGCGCGCCCGATTGACTTCTGCAGGGCCATGGCGTCCGTGAAAGGCGCCGGGGTAATGATAAGCTCCTTCCCTTCAATTTGCATTACGACACAATCCTTTTACCGGCTCCAAATATGATAGGCCAAACCGATACGGCTTGTTCGGTGTCGCCCTCTATGTTTTCTTTTGCGCCGGGAATCTTTTGTATTACCCCGCCCTCAAGGCTGTACGTTATAGCGGTTACATTTCCTTTCCCGTCGCCAACTCTCTTTGTAAACTCACCGGCCATTAAAACGAACGCCGATGAATCATTCCTGAACTCTGCCTGTCTTGAGTTTAGGTATTTATCGTCGGACGATCCGGCGATAAGCCTAAGGGTTGCGGTCGCAACTTCTCCTTGAGCGTTTGAGGCATAAATGGCGTTCCCGTTTTTCCCTTTTTTGGTTTCGACGACATTGTTTGCAAAGTCTATGACGATGCAATCCCCGTCGGCAAAATCGTTGAAAACCCTTGAATCTATGACGGTCGCATCTTTTCCGGTGAGAGCTACAGCATCCATATTTTTACGCCTCCACGTACACGACTACATCACTGGAATGAATCGCCCCGGAATCCTTGGCCGCGATGTAAATACTCGGCGCAATCCTTAATTCCCGGTCAGTCTGTGACTGTTGGGAAATGGGTTGCGCGTAGATGAAGTATCCGAGTTCCGCAATGTTTCGGATGTGGTCCTCGGGCGTTCCGAAGGTCGTCGGGTCGTTCCACGCACCGGGGGCGAACGTTCCATTCGACACGAACTGCCCACACACGTTCCGGTATGCGTTCTTGAGCCCGGTCATTCCCGGTTCGGTCTGCGGGATCTTTGTGCTCGTCTTGGCGAGGTAGTTAAACCCGGCCACCTGGAGGCGAAGTTTGAACGCGAGCCTCGTATACACCTGGTCGAAAAACTGATTGACGCCCGAAGTGAAAACCTTGGGCACGCCGCCGAGGTCCGCATACGTATCGACGCCGTTGTTTTTCGCGGAAGTTAGCACGGTTTGGGTCAAGCCCGGATCGGCTACCATTCCGATGACTTCTTTCAGGTGCATCGTGTGAGCCGTGTTGGTACCCGAGAAGTTGATGGATAATCCCCGCCCCGCGTACCCGGCCGCGAAGTAGAGCGCGTCGGATTCGGAATTGGAATAGTACAGACATCGGGTATGCGTGAGACCCGCGTCTTTTATTGTTTTGAACACGCCGACGATATCGCCTACCGTGGAGCTTCCAACGATGAGGAGCTTGTCCATGGTCTGCACGATGTTGGAAACTTCCAAAAGCGCCGCGTCGGTCATCTTTTCGTTGAGTATGATTCCGAAGTACGCCACCGATTGATAGGTCCGAAGGATTGCATCCTTGACCCGCTCGACACCTGCCGCCGCACCGGTCGCCGTCTTGAGCGCGATTCCGAGTAGAGGGGCGATGTCGGTCCCGGTCGTCGCGGCCGAAAGCGTGATAGCCGAAGTTGCGCCCGTGATCGCGGATTTCAGCGTAATGAGCGCCGCAGTCACTTCACCGGTCACTTCGAACACAAGGCCCTCCGTTTCCAGTTCGTAGGAATTGAGGGAAGCCTCGGCCGTTTCCAGGCTGGACGAATCGATTGATCCGATGGTCAAGTCCGCCGCCGCTCCACCGTCCACCTCCGCCCGAAGCTCGTACGCGGTCCCCGTCAACTTCGTAAGGTCAACCGCGTTCGTTCCGAGGATGGTCGCCGCCACCGCTGCGGCCGTCTGGTCGCGGGGGATAATGACGAGATACCCGCCACCCGAAAGCATGTTCGGCGACTGCGAAAACGCTTTGACCGCTAGCCGGTACGTTTCGGAGTCGATGCCGAAATCGTCCGCAACTCCGGTCGGGTTCCGGTAAATCTGATAAACCCCGTAATCTGCCGGTATCGGCTCCTCGTCGGTAATCAGGGCAAGAACGGAGGTATTCACGTCCGAAAGGCCCCTAAGCGCCGAAAGAAGCGTGACCTGGATTACATTGTTGATATCCAGTTGAGCCATGTTCTATGCCTCCGCCTTGATAGTAACCGGCGTGAACTTGTCAATCACGCTCGGCGTTGAATCCTTTGTTTCCACATTCGAGACTATAACGGGCACGCGGTATCTTTTCAATGCCGCCACCCCTTCAATAGCCGTCAGGTTAAGTATAGCACCGGTTCGGAATATTCGGCAATTGTTCGCTTCCATGGTCATTTGAGCGGAAATGGAATTGAGCGCCATTGGTATTTCTTGGTGTCGCTCTTTCGCCCCGTCTCCCCGGGAAATTATTTCAATGTTATACGGCATGTGATAGACGATGTGTCCTCGCTCGGTATTAGTCGATGGGATGTACTCGGATTTAACGGCGATTATCTTTGGATCTCCGAGTGCAAGGGTAACGTATATACCCTTATCCTTCGGAGCGTCGAAGGTCTCGTCGGCCAATACCACGCGGTCAACGGTCAATCCCATGTACACGCGAATGATAGCGCCGAGCATTTCGCCGACTTCTACGGAGTTCATCGTCGCTTTCCGTTATTCCAGTCTGTAACGACGGTATTGAGGTTATGCCTCACGACTTTTACTCCGCATTGTGTGCACTTTATGATAAATATACCTCCATTGTGTCTTCGGTGGTATTTCTCCGAATACTCCGGGTCTCCACCGCACACCCTGCAAAGATTTATTACAATCACGGCAACGCCTCCCACTGCGCGTAAAGGGTAACGCTTTCGGTCATCGTTATTTCGTCGGCGTCATCGTACGCGGTCCCGTATCCATCATCCTCGGTATTCCAGCCGGTGAAAACATACCCCGTTTTCGCGTACGAACCGGTATTCCACAATACCGGTATATCGACGCCTTCCTCGTAATACGTCTTCACCCTGGGAGCGTTCCCGCTCGTCGATTCATTCCCGTCATAGGCAATGAAGTAAAGCGGGCCGAAGTCCTGGTAATCCTCGACACACTCGTATCGACGGAACCCGGCATCCTCCCAATTCTGTACCGACTCCACGCGATACCGAATACCCTTGATTATAACGACATTATCGATATTAAGCGTGGTTGATAACTTTCGGGTGAGAAGTGAAAACCATTTCCATGCGCGTTGCTCTTCCGGCTTGCGGTTTACCTTTTCAGCCTCAAGCGGCTGGAGGTTCATGTCCAGCGTAACTTCGGTCGCCGTCTGTATGACTTTCGAATTAACAACGGTTTTTGTGACGAGTAGGACGGGTGTCTTTTTGGTCCATCCGCGAAGGGCGCCGGAAAGGTTAGGTGTCGCCATTACTCGACCTTGTGAGTGATTGACTTTCGGAGCGTACCGTCATCGATCAATGGCGAATCGCTTCCCTTAAGCTCGATGGTCATCTGCGCGTTTTCTTTCCAGGTTCCGAAGCCGCGAGTATCAAACGCCTCTTGTATGGCCGCTTCCCCCGCGAAGCCGATATCCTCGAATATGGCTTTCACGTCTCCGTCGGCGATGTGTTTCTTCGCCCGTCTTCCAACGTCGTCGGATATCTTGGATGCTTTCGTTTCAAGAGGCATACGAATGAAAGAGCGCTCGGGTATCTTTTTGGTCACTACGCCGAATTCGTTTTTTGCCCCATAGTCGGCTACGCTCTCACCTTCCGATGTTTTCGCGTCACTAAATACGCCGATCTTGACACTATGTTTCCCACCTAAAGCCGCGACGAGCTTTTCGAGTTTCGAGAAATCGCCCTTAACCTCGGATTGACCGTTGCGGATGGTGAAGCTCAACACTCCCTCCATACGCCATGTTCAAGATACCCGTGCCAATGAGTATTTGTATCATGATGTTGTTTTGGGCCCCATAAAATGCTCGGGGATATGGTGACAGAACCATCTTCATGTTCTTCCACCGAATGAGTCCCAAGCCACACTTGTTTTATTCCCCAGTTTTTCAACGCCTCATCGGTCCAGTTGGGAAGCCTTACATACCAGTCTCCCCATTCTGCTTTTCCGTAATCTCCGGGTTGTGTTAGGGCTACACACCCCTGATCGTCACAATAAACACGTCGTCCGGTCATGGCAACGTCGACCCTTCGATTACCAGTACCACTCCGTCAAGGTAGGGCTTCGACAAGATAAGCCACTTTTGGCCGTAGTACGTGGTAGCGTAGAATGCAAACTCCCCTGACTTCATCCATTCGGGGATCTCCACCGATTCGGAAAGGCCGTCCGCGCTGCGACTGTTTTGGAGGAGCCGGACCTGGCCTCCCGAATCCGCCGCGTCAACGTCGCACGCGAGGAAATGAGCGGACAGGTAAAGATACGCAAGGTCCGCCGCCTCCACGGTTGGGTATAGCTCCTCATTGAACACAGCCGACGCTTCAACCATCGACGCGGTTACGTCTTCATCGCGAATGGCCGGGACCGTGGCCCCGTAGTCGAATTGACCACGGGAAAAAAGAGCTTTGAACGCGGCGACGTCACGGGCCATTTACTGCGCGGCCTTCGGCTTGCGGCCCCGTCGTTTCGGCATGGCGTCGGGAGGCGCGTCTCCGGTGTCGGGAAGTTGCTCGATGATGATATCCGTGGGAACTTCACCATCGGCCCACGCGCTGTTATCCTCGGAGAGATAAACCTGAGCCTCTTCCGAAAGATACGGCATGATGTCGGAAACTATTTCCCCAAGGCTCCGGGGCGGCTTGCCGTCCAGGTACTCTTCGGCGTTGACGAGTTGGTCGGTAAGCGGCTTCGAGAGTTTCGCCTCACGCTCCTTCAACGCCGCTTCCCACTTCTTGAGGTTTTCCTCGCGGTCATTCACCGACTGCTCGCGGCGGGAAATGTCAGAGGAGGACACGACGGGGACGCCGTTGGTCGTGATATCGCGGGGGTAGTTCATGGCGAAACGACGGCCGAGGGCTTCATCCATTTCTGCCGATCCTTGCGGTTCAAGGTCTATTTCAAGGCCCTTGACCTGTTTCGGGCTCCAGGTCCGCTTCCCCTTGTTGTATACCGTGATCTTTGACATTCCTATCCCTCCGCGTTAATCATACTTCCGCTCGCCTCTTTTGGCAACGGTTCTATTCTAAAGTCGCCCGGATACAGTTGCACGTATTTCTCCGCGACACATTCCGGCATACTTTCGGCATTCCCTGAGTCTATCACGGTTTTACATTCTGAGAAATGCCATACCCGTTGACCGATGTTTCTGAGTAACACATGAGGGATGAGGTCATACACGCGTGAGTAGTCATTCGCCCATGCTTTCGTTATTCGGTCGTATTGGTCGTTATCGATATGAGGTTTCCCGTGCATGTACTCACGGGCGTATTCTGACGGGTGACGGTGACTGAGCAAAAAGGGTTTATGATCGTATCCCCAAAATATAACGTTACCCGGACCGAATTCCCGAAGGATTAAGCGCCACCTGTTGACCCATGTCGTTTTGTTTTTCTTTTCGTGCCCGGGGGAATAAACGTCCAGGCCCCCAAGGTCGAACCCTACCACGTTGACACGCATCCCTCGCGTCAGGGCCTCGGCTACCAAAGTCGTACCCGTGTCTTTTCTGAACAGGTCTTTACAAGTGAAAGGGTTTTCTGTTGATCCAAGTATTGAAAAGTGTAGACCGTGCGCATCCCGATATCGTTCGGCTTCCCTCATTACGTCGTCATGCCCCGCGAGCCCGTGAAGCTCTTTGCCGAAATCAAGGTATACTCGATTACACCCCCATAGTTTTTTCTTCCATTTTCGTATGTCCGTTTCAAAGGGTAGCCGTGATACGCCGTTTCCAAGAATTAGTATTTCGTCCATCGGTACAATCATAACCCGAAATCCGTAAATAAAAAAGGCCCCGCATTCCTGCGGAGCCCTCGGCGTAATTTCCCTATAGGTTAGGTCGTCGCCGTCTTGTCGATGTACAGGACTTCCCTTGGCCTCGTGATGAGTACGCCAGAAATCTGGCCGTAGGCGAGCTGCTCGAAATCGAATCCGTTCACCGTGTACGCCTGATTCATCGTCAGGTCGACAGGGATGGACAGCTTCATAACCTCGGGGTCGTTCCGGTACAGAGCGTACCGGTCCTTCGCGTCGGGGTTGAGCGCGGCCTGGGCGTAGGTCAGCGGCTTGATTTGGAAACCTTCGTTCGCGGTCATTTTCTTGAGGAAGTTTCCCATGTACTCCAACTTGGAAATGTTCGGGTACGTCGGGGAGGCCGCAACGCCGAGACCGAGATAGTCATCGGTCGGTATGACGAAGGTGTCCGGGAGAACGGTACTATTCGAGTTGGCGTAGTACGCGGTGAGAAGTCCCGCGAGGAACGTCTGGAACTCGGTAGCGTCCATGGCGCTGATCGATTCGGCGATGAGGGTCGTATTGATGTTGACCGTGGCGTTGTTCAGGAACCCGGTAAGCTCGGGAGTGAAACCGGTGAAGGCCCCCTCCTGGATGCCAAGATCCCAGTTTTTCTTGAGGCTCCGAAGCTTTGCCTCGACAACGTCCCAGTTGCCCACGTTGGCCGATTCCTCGATCTCCGCGATGGTCCACCCGGCTTTTTTGGTCCACGTCATGGTAGGCATGGCCAGTTGCCCGAGGGCCGCGCTTACCTGCGCACGGCGGCTATTGCCCTGGTTGACGAATCCGTCCTTGAACGAGCCACCCTCCAGGAACTCAAGATTCTGAACGACTTGAGATTTCCACGCGGCCTCGCCAACGTCTACCGGGATGTAATCCGCGATGGAAAGCTCGAAAAACTTTTGTTTTATGACCTGGGCCCGGATGTAGGTCATCGTGTCTATAGCGTACCGATACCCCGTGGAAGAGATGTCGATATCGCCGGAAGCGTTCAGAAGGGTCATACCCCGCTTGATTTTCATCTTACGGCCTCCTTACGCCGAACCGACGGCAACGCCGTTCGCCTGGATGAGTACGCGTCCTATGCCCGCGTCCGCGATTTTGTCGAGCGTGATCCCGTAATGTGTTTTCGTGGAAACGGCTTTCACGCTTCCAACGGTCGCCAGTACCGGAGTAACCGCCACGCCGCGGGAAAGAGCACCGGACGCCTTGAGGAACATGACCGCGCCCGCGACCGCTATTTCCACGATGTCGCCGGGCTTGAATTCGGACTGTTTGAGCGACCGTACGACGGTCCCGAAGATGGTCACGAGTTCGGTACCGCGCTTGTCGATGATGGGCGGACCCGCCACGTCATCCGCGCCGAGATCCTTCAAGAGCACGGACTCGCCAGCCTTGAGGCGGTCGGTGCTTGTCGCTTCGGGATTGTACCGGCAGGAAATGCGGGACTCTCCCCCGAAGTAGTTCAAGTCCAGGTCGCCTATCGCGACGCCCTGCTTGAATTGGTTGATGTTGGTATCAAGGGCCATTACTTAGTCCCTCCGTTTTTGACCGGGATGGTGTAGCGGTTTTTCCCCCGCTCCAGCCTGTTCGCCTCGGTTTCTATCCCACGGCCGGGATGCTCGCCGTCCGGGTTTAGGGCCGCGTTTCGAAGCGCCGTGTTTACGGTCTTCTTGGCCGGGGCCGCGTTGTTCATCTTCTTGGGATCGTTCGGGTCTTCGGCCGGGGTATCGGTCGGAGCCTCGGCGTTCTCCATGGCGGGCTCGGCGGGCTCGGCCTCCTCGCCTACAGATGCAGAAGCCTTTCGATAGATTTCTTTAAGCTCAGCAACGGTTTTCGTTGATCCGTCGCTAAGGGAAAGCTGATCCTCGTCCTTGGGTGCCTGCGTTCCGATCCCGAGGTATTCCTCGGCAAGGGAAATCATTTCATGGACCGGAACCTGTACGCCGTCCACGTCGATGGTAGCGTCATCGTTCAGCATTTTCTTTCCCTCGTCGGGTTTCTTTTCGACCACGGCCGGGGGAATGGCGTTTTCTTTCGACTTCGGCTTAATACCGAACAGAGCCATATTATGGCCTCCTTTGCTATTTGCGAGTATCTGCGATCCCTCGTATCGGGGCCGCGGCACGATTGCCATGTGTAGATAGTGGCCGTTTGTTATTTCCTGATCGTACGGGATTTGATGCCATTCTCCAGCCTCGCCCGTTTCGTCCACCTCATAGGCGCACGATACCGAGAAGCCGGATTCAATTGCTCTTTGTGCCTCCTCGTCCCATACGGAAATATCGACATACTGCCATCCATCGTCGCCCCAGTACGGTATCCCTGCTACAATTCCGCTTGCCGGGTTTGCGGACGTGTCATAGAAATTGAATGCGTTTTCCTTGTCGGCATCATTGTGATGCTCGGGTACAAAGATAACAGGACAATTCCTAAACGTCGCGGCCATTCGATCCAACGCGTCTTTCGACACCAGAACCGTGCCCTGATCGGAATCGGTATATGAGATTATACCGGGTTCTATGAACTTACAACGGTAACTCTTGGGAGCCATTTAATTATATATCGCCCCTTTTCGATAAACTGTCAAGTTAGTCTAGTATCCATGTCTTAGCACAACGGCACCCATAATCCTCCCCGGCATGTGCCCGGCGCCCGGTTTTCTTATCCACAATGGGCGGATTGTCCAGGGATACGACGGTTCCCTGCAAGTCCTTGTGATCCTGCCTTACCCGTACATCGTGCGACGTTGACCACCGATACCGCCTAACCCCCGCACGACCGGCCCGGTCAAGCTGGAGGTTTGAAAAAAATAGCGACGTTTCTTGACGAGCGAGAAACCGGGCTTTGTTGGCCGACGCGCTCCATTGGTTTTCGATCATCTCGCGCAAGGATCGGTTATCCCCGGTCGTTTGGTATTGCTGGACCATCTCACGCAAACGGACTACTTGCTCCGGTGCCCAGTCCTTCACGTTTTTTTGTTGGTTGAAAGTGTACCGGTCGCGCATGGCCTTCTTCTCGCTATCGGTCAAAGGGGAATAAACACCTACGCCTAAAAGCTCCGACTTGACGCCTTCCTCCATGGCAAATAGGGGCATGTCCAGGCCGAACGATAGTGACTTGATTTGTTGGTCTATGCGGGCCTCGATATCCCGCAATGCCGTATTCAGCCGGCCGACAATCTCCGTACGCTTCCCATTGGCTACCACGGCGGCGGCTTTCACGTCGGGCGGGGGATTGCCATTCCAGGTGCGGGAACGTCGGTCATACGTGGCGAAGGTTGAAAGCTCGCGGGATAGGGTAATATTGAACTCTCCCCGGAACACTCCGCCGTCGTATTGGATCTTACCCGACCGTATCGCCGAGATAAGCGCCGAGGTGGAATTGACCAACGTCCGGGGCGTGTCGGTTATTTCCAGTATAGGGGCATAGAATTGATCGTATAGGAAATTGAGAATGTCGGTTTCAATGGGTTCAAAGTACGACGGCTTAAGATCGGACATAGCTTTCTATAGGTAGTTTTTCCCCAGTCTCGGGGCATATAGGCCATTCATCCGGTCCATTCGGATAGTATTCTTTATGCAGCATGTAATCTAAATCCTTGCTTGAATAAACCCTGCCGCTAAATGCTAATTGATTACAAAGGGTCCACCCAAGAGTTACACCCGTTACCCCATTCTTATCAGGGCCGTAGGTATAACGGTTGATTTTCTTTTTGAATAACCCAAACATTATTTCCTACCCCCAATCTTCTCAACCGCCGATTTCAATCCGTCTTGCGCCTTCTTGAATACCGATATTCCTTGAGTCTGTGCGGGAGCCACGGATTCTGACCCGTTCGGCGGTATGGCCTTCACCTGGAACGCGGCGGCAAGCTCGGCGCTGATAACTTCATCCTTTGCCAGTTCGTCGGCAATCTTACGGCCGTCCGTTATCAAGCCACGATCGTACAGGGCCATGAGGCGATTGATCTTGGATTCGTTAATTTGCTCGCGGTCAACCTCGGGCAATACCTTGAGCGGGGGAAAGCTGAAGCGAAACTCGGGAACGTATCCGAACAGGTTCGCGCAAGAGATCTCGATCAACTGGCGGATAGCAGGGCGCAAGGATGTTTGTATTTCGCTCTCGACCATTTGGTTGTAATTGTCTAGGTCTTCCTCACCCGTGGAGAAACCCGACGCCGAAATACCAAAAAGCTTCGTCAATGGCATACGGAACGCCGACGCTACCCCGATACGGTTTTCCCGCATGACTTCGGCGAGGCCCGCAAAGGTAAGCGTCTTTTGTTCGTACTCATCTTCCATGTCAAGAATTAGAGCGTTTACGTAATTCTTTAACTCGTTGACGGCTTTAATTCTGTTTTGTATCGAAGATGTCCCTCCAATTGTCAAAAGTTTATTTGAAAGGCCTTTTATCTTGTAAATGTCGAGTTTGGATTCGTCAAGGATTTCGTATAGTACGTCTTGCGTCTTTAGGTAGTTGTTCAAGTCCCTAAGCATCCGCTCTGCCTCGGACATGCCCCACCCGCGCAACTGACGCCGAACGTATGACGGGACGCGCTTGCCGGTCATCATGATCAAGTGAGACCGGTCCAGCTTTTGGCCATTGAGATACATTTCGTCAGATTTGGTCATGTCGTCGAAGCTCAGGTAATCATGCGCGCCGCTTCCCGTGATTGAAAGCTCCCACCTATCCACGTCGTAGAACTCAATCGGGGCGCCTTTGAGTCGGCGCATGTTCAGGGGCTTCTCGGGGTCCTGGTCGCAGTTGACGACAAGCGCCCCGCCGCCGTATAGCCTAGCCCATGTCTTCGCGTTTTGAATCGCGGCCCATACTTCGTGCTCCTCGAACCAATCTAGGATGAGGTCCACGTCTTCGGGCACCATTTCCCCCGACTCTATCTTGATTCCCTTGGCAAGACCATCCTGTATTGGCAACTGCACGGCGGTCTGGAAAAGTCCGTTCCCCGAATATAGGTAGGTGAGAATTATACGGTTCAGGGTTATTAGGGCGTAATTGTTGGCATAGGCTACAGTGCCGTAGGATGAAAGCGATGACCCGCCCGTCGCCTGAATCTGAATAGCCGCCACCAAGTCGGTCAACGAGTTATCGATACGCGCTCGGGCGTGTCCTTTCTTGCTCATGTCGTTATAATAACCTCGTTTCTACGGGTTTACAATACATTACCCGACTACTTCAATCGACCACGGGTCAACGTCGCCCGTGAATTCGTGCATGCGCATAATAAGGGCGTCGAGCCCGTGATCGTCGCCGTCTTGTAGTTTCGGTAGTTGCTTCCCGTTTTTGTCCCTGGCCCATGAGTACGTGGATATCTCCCGGATCAAATCGGTATCGCCTTCGATGACGTGGATCTTGTAACCTTGTAGGCGAGTCGCTACGTCCTCTTTGTAGTTCGCCCGCTTCTTTACTCCCTCAATCCCAAGTAACCCTAGCCGGTAAAGGTCTGAAATGATATCCGGCCGCGCCGAGTCCGCAGTTACTTTTTCATACTCCCCCACCCCTGCGGCCCGTATCTCCGCATATAGGGCGTCATTGTGGAGGTCGGTTTTATAGACAAGCTGCTTGACCCATATCTCACGCTCGCGAACCCACACACGCACGGCCGCACTTGGATCGTTGGAAAAGCCAAAGTCCAGGCCAATGCCGATTGAATCATGGATGATTTCGGGCGGAACTTCCTTCTTGATATCCCACCCGCTACCCGGCCCCTCGTTATACTTGAACACGCATCCTTCAAGGGTAGTGAATTCTCCGAGCGCCCATAGTTTGTACTTTTCGGGGTTTGTGTGCTTGTAGCCCTCGAGTACCGTCTTTGTGGCCTCGGGACAGAAGGCGTTGTCCTTGTACCACGTCCGGAGAATCAAGGCTTTACCGGTCGGCGTGTCTACAATCTGGACTTTCGATAGCGGGATGTCACGATTCAAGAATCGGCGTTGAAGCCAATGGAGCGAGCCGGGTATTTGTGGTATGGGGTTGAAGGTCAACACGATGCGCCCCGGATACTCACCCGGTGAAAGTCCCGCGTCGATAGAATCGAAGTCATCCTCGGATAGCTCGTTCGCCTCCTCAATGTGCATGACTGTCGCACCCATGAGGGACTTGAGCTTTTCAGGGTCATCAAGGCCGAAGCCACGTATACGGGACTTATTCGGTAGGACTATCTCGCGGTCAGTAACGTTCCGGCGTACGGGGATATTGTTGCGCGTGAAGAAATCGACATACTCGGCGTATACCGAATCCTTTATCGTAGCCCCCACCTTTCGGACAATGGGTATGAAATGTCGCGGTTGGCTGCCGGCGGTTATGTTGACCACCTGGGCAACGTCGTGGGATTTTCCAGACCGGCGCCCTCCGAAGACGATGAAATATCGAACGTCATCTCGAAGGACTCCGGCCGGATTGAATAGGGGTTGATAGACGCTATTTATCTGGATCGGCATCTTTCGGTTTTACGAATGATACAGTGAAATTAAGCGGAGCCCCATCGGCCCCCGTAAACTCATGACGGTCACGCCACTTTTCGGGCCTTCGGTTTTTGAGCCATATAAACGCGGCGGCAGTATCCGGGGCGAAGTATTCCTGGTATGGGGCATATACCGGCTCGTCAGCATTCGACGGCATGAATATCTTGACGGCTTCTTTTTCGAATCCTATCGCCTTCTTGAATAACGCCTGTTCGACTTGGTCGTCGGGCTCGTTACGTCCCCTTGTTATGGCGTCCGAAAACTCTTTATGCTCCTGTATCCATTTAGATACAGTTGACGTTGATACTTCAAGCTTCTTTGCTATTTCTTCGTTTATGAGCCCATTGCGTGCGAGGGCTTCACCCAAAAGCGGATGATACTGAGCGTTATACTTCGTCGGCCTTCCGCCTGGGTGCTTACCGTTGGTCTTTGACATTACGCTGCCCTACCTCAAAAAAACCTAGTTGCCCTTTATACGGCAGAAAAGGTATGTCGATTGCCGTTGATAGCACGAACCCATAAGGGCCAAAGAACCAAGGGCTATTACATTTGCTAACACAATCGACCAACTTTACAGCCCCTACAATCCCGCCCCGCTGTAACGAGTCAAAAGAAGGGAACCCATCTAAACTCCCGCGAGCTTCTTGTGTTGCCTCTAGGGCTTCGTCATATTCACTTCTTGTCATACCTTTGCTTGCGTGTATTAAAAGATCACCCCTATATTTGGTTGGCCATGACCTGTTTTCAATATCTTTCCACCCGTTGACAATAAGCCACGCCCATGGCTGCCGTATGCTAAGAGCTTTCATCCCCGCTTACTTTCCCGTTCTACCCGGTATGTGCCTTTCTCCCGGTGCGTGTTCCGTACTTCCTTGACTATGATGTCGGCCATGTGAGTTGACAGGTGGTCGATCGATTGCCGTAGCTTCTCAGGGTTCGCGTATGCGGCCTTGAGGTTCTGTATCCTTACCTCACGGGCGGCGCGCTCTTCAGGGGTTAGGAATGAATACCGGCGGTTCATTTCGGCAGATCCGGGAGAGGCATCCAGTGGGTCACGCCATGGTAAGATGACTCGTCATCCCACCATACACCAGTTGTACCAACCTCGCCTACAAAAGTTCGACCGTGCTCCCTGCATAACACCTCTTGGTCAAATGGCGGCAATCTGTCATCAGCGCTTATCCATTCGCTCATGATTCAGTATACTCCTTTTTCCCCTGGTTTGTCATATATCAGACCACATACGGCCTATCTTTGTTTCATCCCCGTCATACGGCTTGAGGCGCGCCCCGGAACGCTCGACGTGGAAAGATTGGTTTCCGTGGTACACGCGGCCCTTGATGTACGTACCGATACCGGCAATGTCGGTCCCCGCGTTGTACAACACCGCCTCGCCGTCTTGGGGCTGCCATGTGGGGAGGGGACGACTTATCGTCATGATGCGATCGCATATGTGGTCCGGTGGAGTGTTCTTCTTTGCATAAGCGATGCGAACTTCATCCGCCCACGGCCGAGACTCCCAGTCAATATCCGGGAATATGTTCGGCGCGTCTTGCTTATCGTATGGTCCGATGGTCGTTTTGTCCTTCACTGGTTCCTCCGTGTTGATACCGTTGGCGCAAAGGGCTGCTCCCCATGCCAATTCCGATTCCCTTCTACCCGTAATAGCCTTTCCATACCACCTATCAAACTTCCCTTCCTGTTCCTTGTTCATGGGGTTACTCCTTTAAGTCCTTAAAATCCTCTTTAGGGCTGAACCAGTCTTCTTTAACGATGTGCCCGATTGCTTCAACTCCCGAATGATCGCTTTTTACCCTTATTGTTTTTCCCTTGAGTTGATCCCATTTCCAAACCCCGGCAACTTCCATTACTCGCCATATGAAATGGCCCGCGACGCCTTCGAGCTTGTGATGCTTAAACGACTTGGGAAGATACAAAGCGTATCCCCCAAACCCTTGACACATTCCGCCGTAATCAAGTATCAGCCATGCGGTAAGTAATCCGTGGTCATCTGCATCGATCGACGCGCTTTCGATAATTGCATTCCTGATCTCGCTCATCTTTTCCTCCTGTAGTCTTCCCCGGTGAACCGGAGTAATACCCCGCTATCGGGTTTCTTCGATCCTTGATTTCGTGTCAACAAACTTCGTCAACCGTGGGTGAAATATCAGATTAGCAACGCCCGTTGGCCCGTTCCTGTCCTTCGCTACGATCAATTCGGTCGGTATGCCGTCTTTCTCGTATTGGCTCCTTTCCTCCGTGCTCATGTCTTCCAGGCGGTCCCGGTGTATAAACGCTACCACGTCCGCGTCCTGTTCAAGGCTCCGGGTCTCCGCAAGGCTGTTCAGGGTCGGACGCTTACCCTCGGTGTCTCGAATAAGTTGAGAAAGTACAACTATCGGGATGTCCAGCTCTTTCGCGAGCGCCTTGATATTCCGGCTCACCTCGGCGATCTGCTCGTTCCTGGGGATCTTTGCTTGCTCCGCGTCCACAAGTCCGATGTAGTCGATGAAAATAATCTTACACCCGTCAACCTTCACCATTCGGCGCGCCTTCATTTTCAATTCCGACAACTTTATTGAGCTTGTCTCGTCTATGAAAAGCGGTGAATCGGCTACCTCTTGAAGAGCGACGGACAAACGCTCCTTGTCCCGTGTCCCGCGATATACTCCGCACGACACCCCGTAGGTGGAGAATCCGGCCATGGTGCACACCATTCTGAAATTGAGTTGCTTTGCGGACATCTCAATCGAAAACATCCCGGTTGGTATTTTCTGCTTCACGGCTAACTCTTCGATCATGTTGACCGCCATCGCGGTTTTACCCTGAGACGGTCGAGCGGCGATGATGATGTATTCCCCGTTACGAAATCCGGTTATGTCGTTCAGACTCGGGAAAGGAGCATCCACTCCACGGATTTTACCGTATGTCTCGATTGCCCAATCAAGCTCTGTGCATACGTCGCCGAGGTATTGAACGGCCTTCTTGTACTCGGTACCGCTTGCGGTGAGGGTTACGCTCGATATCTTGCTTTCAATATCCCCCGCAATCTCCGCCCCGGACTCGTCAAACTTACCTACGCGCTCCCTGGCTTCCTGAGATATAGCCAGCACAAAACGGCGTAGAGCGAAGTCCTTCACGATCCCCACGTAATACGCGACGTTGGCCGATGAAGGTATCGATCCGTTAATCTCCACGGCTTCCATCGCGGTATCAGGTTTCCCCTTCGTGCTAAACAGGGTATAGACGGCCTTCATGTCGTGAGGTTTTCCGCTGCGGTGAAGGCTTAGGACTTCGTTGTAAATGTCTCGGTGACTCTCGCGGGTGAAATACTCCTCTTTCACGTCAACCGCTATTTTCTCGATCGCGGCCGCGTCCATCATCATTGCGGCGAGGATGGCCCGCTCTGACTCATGGTCGTAAAGGTTCACGATATTTCCCGCCCGCATTTCGTACAGAAGCCGCCCGGGTTGAACTCTCCCCCGCATTCACACTTAGGGCGAGCCTGGAATACGACTTTAGGCGTTCGACCCTCTACGGGCGCGGGTTTCTCGTAGTCAAGATAGTTGTTGAGAAAAGTAGAGGGGTTCTTGATGAACTGGTATTCCTTACCCGTCTTTCGGATCTCGTCCATATAGTTTTGAAGGCAAGAAAGTATAGAGTCAGCCCCTACCCCTCGCTTCATCATTGCCCCGTATGTTTTCTCTGCCTGTCCCTTGGATACTTTTTTAGGGTAGAGTGACCAAAATGATTCAAATGATTCACTATATTTCTTTGGTTTCTCGTCTATATTATCCTTACCTAACCTTACCTTACCTATACTAACCTGGGTTTCACATTGGGGTACATTTGGTATGACGTTTGGTATACCAAGGGGCGCCATAGTATACGACCCGTTTTCTTTTACCGTAAGTTGATTCTTCTCCTCAAGATACGCGGTAGGCTTGTATCGATCACTTCGTATGTAGTTGTGAATCTTCCAGTGTTTTATTACGACGACGCCACTTTCAAACGGTATCAAAAAACTCTTTGCAAGTAGGATGTTTAGATCATCATTACTTGATCCGACTGTTCTTTGTATCTTTTTTGGGTTGTTCACGAATCCGTCATCGTCGGCGTTCATATTAAGGTGAAAGTAAAGATTCTGCGATGACTGAGGCATGTCTAGGAAGGCGTCGGACTCGGTTATGGTCTTTGCAAGCATCCGACGCTCAGCCATTTTCAACCTCTTTGTGTATTCTATCTGTCTCTCGTCTTATCATTCTGATTGTCTTGTATATTTCTGTTCTAAAATATTCTATCTCTTCGTTGTTAAGATCTCGAAGAAACGATTCGTTGACATCACATCCGCGCATTCCGCTTGTTGCGGATACTTCCCATGCTACAGACAAAACATACCTCCAATACTTAAAAGTCCGAAGTTTCGATAAAATCAGCAGGTTTCCGGCCCATTATTTTATCTTTCAATTTGTTATATTCGTTCAGAGTGCCTAATTCTTTTACGGTTCCCTTGTAAAGACATACTATTCCCATGAATACGGAATACTTTTTAATAGGGTCAACGATTCCGCTATCTTTCAATGTGGAGGTTATTGCCTTGGTGGCTAAATACCACGGAAGAAACTCATGCGGATGCACTGGAATAAGGTTGATGACTTTAAAGTCATCATCCAGTACATAGTAACCAGAAAAATAATCGCTATTTGTTCTATCCCTGCCTGATATCAATTCATTTATTTTTTGAGAGTCATCTATTGAAAATACAATATCAATATCGCTGTCTTCTTTTGCGGTCCCAAATGCCTGAGAACCGGTCAAGAACCCGACTTCAAGAAGGCTGTCAATAAGTTTGCTCATTCATTTCTCCAAATAAAAAAGCCGCTAACGATCCTCCCCGCGAGGGTTCGGGCTGGATAGGCCCTAGGATCGTCAACGGCTCTCATATTTTCCAGCCTCCCGGCTAGCGTGTCAACGGCTCTCGCGGTTCCCTTGACACGATAACTATACACCATAACGCCCGCCGCGTCAATCAATTATAGGCGGCGCGGGCTGTTCGTCACCGTCCTCCCTGGGCATCCAATGCGTCACGTCGTCGATCAAATATCCCCGCGACCCGATGAAGCAATGACGGCCGAATGTCGTATCTTTCATGCTTTCATACCGGCCGGAGAACACGCCGAGAAAGTCGAAGTAATACCATACTTTCGAGTGGTCGTCGGGTACGGTGTCGGTGATACGGTGCCATTGTCGAGTCATGATTCCCCCTAATCAACTATCGCCCCGGACACCTTGGAACCCGGCACGAACTGATACCGGCTTGTCCGGTTGCTGATACACCGAAAGATCGCCCCGGATGTGTCGGCGTAACGATGCGCGGCTTTGAGCACAGACGACGGATAGACCCTCACACCGGTCTCTCGGCTCACGTGGTCAGTGAGTCCCCAGCCGGAAATGACGCAAGGGCCGAGAGTGTCCAGGTATGCCCAAGTAGCCGCGCGGATGGTCATGGGTCCCCCGTGGTCATGATTCGCCGAGGATAGCGGCTGCGTTCAGGACGTGGTGATACAGCCTATCGGGTACTGATATTTCTTTGTCACAAAGAACATCGGCGTACAGATGATGCAGAGCGGTCCGAACGTCCGCCGCCTTCCGTCGCTCGTCCGCGCGGATGGTGGCGTCATGGTCAGCGATCACGCCCAACCACGCCTCTACTTCCAGAACTCGGCGCTTTCGATATAGCTCAAGCTGCTCGTTGGTAAGGTTTTCTTTTTTCAAGCCGATGGCTCGCAGAGACGCCACCTCCAACGCATCGCATAGCCTATGCGCTATCTCCCTATCCGACGATTCCGGCTGCGGGGCGGTGGAGGCCGACTCATACGTTTTAGCAAATATATCGGGCTTACACGGGTAGAACTCTCCATTGACTCCTTTTATGATGTAGTCGCTGACGGCCGCTATTAAGGGCCCTTCAAGAGTAAAAATCTTGAGTCCATCCTTTTTTACAACTTGCTCGTATTCCTCCCATGTCCATTTCTCGGCTGATGAGTTTAGACCGGTAAAGTCTATTACTTCCCGCAGGTTACTTCCGGTCCATTCGACCGCCTCAATTACTACCGGCTTCTTCCTGTACTTCTGGTTCATACCTTCTCCTTGAGGGCGGCGACGATGAGGTCGAAGGCATGATTAGCGTGTATGGCTTTTCCGGAGTCATGATCGCCATGACATGCCATCGTAAGGTACACGCCCACCAGCCCAATCGCCTTCGCCACCTCGGCGCTCATGGGGCGGGAGGGGCGGCTGTTAGCCCACGTAACGCCAGCAATCCAGAATATCGACGCGAGTACATGGTGTTCCGGCTTCCCTTCCGGGTACATACCATTCATGAACTCGTCACACGCTTCGTTGCACTCGTCCGCGTCTTGAGCGGCGGGGCGGGGATTCCATAAGTCACACCCTTCGCCAGGTATGGACTTTCGAAGGTCGCAGCACGTCGTATCTCCGCACGTCTCGCACGTCCTTTCCGTCGGCGCGCTCACCGGATGACCTCTCCTACTTTGTGATCGGGGCGCGGATCTTTTCGGGACTCCATTCGAGCAGCATAATTTGCAGTAACCAACCGAATCGCTGCCTTTCTTGATAGGCCCCAGTGTCCGGTATTTCGATACCGAATAGCCCGAACAAGCTCAGAAGCATCCATTATCTTCTCACGATTGTCTGGGTTAGGCGTCGTCGCATGGCTCTTCCCGTCGCATTTGTCACCGCAGGCTAAGCCGGTGCAGTGGTCGCATTTTGTGTCGATCATCGTTTACCCCCTAGTTTATGTCCCTCGCCTATGACTCCGTTAACCTTGCATTCCTTCACGCCGTTTTGTCTAAACTGTGATTTACCCCACGGGCACGGGTAAGGCATTGTGCAACGTGATCCGCGATAGTAGAGGCATATACCGCTATCGACGTAATGAGGTTTGCTCATAGTTTCGGCTCCCTGGCGTTTATAATGCGAAAAGCGTAAGCCCTGGTTTTTGCGTACCTTGGCAACGTAAAAACCTCACCAGATAAAACTTTGCTTTTACCAGCATTATACGCACATGCGGCCCGATACCACGTGCCTAGTAAATTGTGAAGGTCGGCAATATACCTCAATCCAAGTTTAGCCGAATGAATCGGATTTAATGGATCGAATATTTCCATTTCTCCGCGACCATACCAATACACTGCAAGAAGCCATTCTATATTTTCGGGTTTCATATATGGCTGATAAAGTCCGACACTAGGCCATCCTCCCGGCTCGTTTTTATTGATTGCCGAAGCATCGCCACGCTCACCGGTAAACCGATTCCCCGACTCTTCAACTTGTAGCCAATAGGCAACGGATCGCGGGACACCTTCCCGGTCGGCGATGTGCATCACGTCGCGGAAAGTGGAGTCGTCAATCGGTTCGGCGGAAAGGGTTGAAGCTATGAATAATAGGATCGGTGCTATTATTCGTTTCATTCTGCGTCTTCCTCCCTTAGAGCATCAATCGCGTATTGCGGGACTTGATATCCAAGGCCCCGTAATTCTTCGAGCCTGTCCGCGCATTCTCCTGCCGTTTCGTCGTTGAATTGTTCTCCGTCGTGAGGGAGCCCAATAGGAACCAACTTTGCACGGTCAAGTATTTTGTTGACTTTCTTGTATCGTTTTAGATACGCCTTGCAGTCGGACATATCGACCGGCGGCGGTAGCGGCTTCTTGAGAATATGGCGCATACCCGCAACGTGTGTTGTATAGCCCCCGTTGCAATCCACATAAACGTACACATCGCATTGAAAATCGTCAGAACTCCACCGGCAATAACTCATGTTTGATTTACCTCCGGCCGGGAGTTGTCGGCCCCCGGCTATCGTTGATTATATCTTATCGTATTCGATGCCGTTGTCCGTCATGTACTGACGGAGGGAAATGAGTTGCGCCCGCGTTCCCCTGAATCTGAGCGTGTACTCGATGACCGGGTCAGCGTCGATTTCCAGTGCTTCAGCGGCAGCGGCGGCGATGGGTTCGGCCTTCGCTTCCTTAACCGCGTCAACCGCAAGCTCTTCCGCCTGGGCCTCGATGTGCTCCCCGTGCTCCCGTTCAGCTCGGTTTTTCTCTTCCTCTTCCAGGCGCGCCCGGTTTTCTCGGAGGCGTTTCGCCGTGGCGAGCGCGGCCCCGATGTCCAAAGTGTCCAGGTATTGCGCTTTCGTTTCGATGACGTCGGCGGGAAGGTCTTCAATGATTTGGATCTCGGCGTAAATCTTTTTGATCTTCGCCGTAAGCTCCGCGTCAACGTCTTTCATCGACGTGCCCTTGTTTAGCCATTTCTGATCGAAGAGACGGTCAAGGTTGACGAGGTTGAAAGACTTCGTTGCGAAGAGGCCTTCAATGTCTCGGCGCTTCTCGGCCTTTTGAGTCTCTACCACGGCGTCCCACACCTCGCCGAGCTTGTCCGCCCCGGACGTGAGCATATCCGTTGCCCGTTTGATAGCGGCCTTAACCTGTTCGAAAGGCGACATGAACTCGCGTTCTAGGGCAAGGCGTCGGCTATTCAAGTCCTTCGCTGCGGAGTTCAAAACGGCACGATCTTTCTTGGCCTGTTCGGGATCGTCGAAATACTTTTCGGGCGTAAAGTCCTTGATACGCTCGGCAACAAAAGCCTCAATCTTGAGGGCGTTCGTGATAAGCTCGCCGGGTACTTGTTTCTCTACGGTGAGAGTAAGGTCCTTTACCTCAATTCCTGCGTTCATTTATTTTGTCTCCTTTTTGGCGATAGTATCTCGGAGAGCCGAAAGTCCCACGTCTATAGCGTGTACTTTGTCGCTCCACAAATTGCACTTCCGGGCGGCCTCCATGGCTACTTCTAGCTTCCTTGCGTCCTCGATTTCCATCTCAATTTTGACGATCATCTATGCCTCCTTGGAAAACTCCAAACGCTAAGCGCCTGGTCTATTCTCTCCCCACCTGCGCCCGGATGACGGTCTGGTATCCGGTACGGTCTACCACTAGATACGCCCGGTTCGGCTCGTCGCCTATTTCCGCGCGCGCCTGGGTCATGATTCCGCTGATTGCGTGGTCGATGTCCAACTCAGTCGAAAACGGTTCGAGCTTTACAATGGACTTGATGATGGTTCCGGTCATTTATTGGCTTCCTGATATTTAGCTATTGCAAGTTCGGCCTTTACTAGTTCGTCAAAAAGCTTTTCGGTAGGCCTTTTGCCAATTCGGTAACAAGTCGCAAGGTTTTGATAAGCAATCACTGCCTTTGCCAGATTTTGCACAGATTTTTCGGCTACCCCGTGCCCGCTTAAAAAGCCATGCCAAAAAATATCTTTTGAACTTGGACCAAACATATCCTGCCAGTTTTTCAGCATTGATTCGTATTCCTTGTCGGCAATTTCACTTAAATCGCTCATTTGTCCCCCCCTGTCTTGTCGTACTCGCGGCCCATCCGTTCACATGCCGCCTTTATCTTGTCCCGAAACTGCGGGAACTTGATCGCAAACCCTACACGCCCCAAACGGTGGAAAGCAAACGGACCTATTGTGTGATGAACCGGGCACAGATAGATGACGTTCCAAGGTTCACGAGGGCCACCGGTTGCGCGGGTAATTATCTCGTGAGGGTCGGCACGTTGACCACATAACTCACATTGATGGACTTCTCGGCAATCGTCGTATTTCAAAGACGGCCCCATGTCATTTCATCAGCGAGACTCATTTCTTCCGACGGCCTTCTCATTTCCTCATTGTAATGATCTTGGCATAAAGTTTGAAAGTATCCATGCCACTCGGCACGAACTTTCCCTTTACCTTCGCGTTTGCATTTTTCGCACCAGCATATACCGTTTTTTCTTTGCTTCTCTGTTATTCGTTTGAAGGCCATATTTATTCCTACTTTCGTATTCCCTGACCGCCGTATACCCTGGTCGGCACGTTATCAACATATTCAGTCAGCCAAAGTCCGTTAGTATCGGCCCACCAGTGGATATATTCGACCAACTTTGCAGACTCCGATTCACTTGAATCCGCTTCGCTTATAGGTTCCATTTGATGCGTTATCGCGTTGATAATCGATACGCCGTCATCGTCTCTTTGGCACGGCCAAAAACCATCCTTCATGGCCATAAGCTTCAACGCTCGGCCTATCTCTTCGGGAGAATAGTGAACGGTCTTTGTTGACAGTTGTTCCGATATATCTTCGTAATGACCATGTGTGTGCGAGTTGAGGCTACGATACCCCGTGCTTCTCGGCTTACTAGCCTTTTTCAATTCCAAATCGTATAGATCTTCTTTTTTGCACTTGCGCACAAGTTCCGCGTATTCAGCGTGATACTCGACGGAAAGGTCGAATGAGATTACGTCAGCGCTTCCGGTTTTTCGGCGATGAATACGCGGTACTTTCATGGCTAGAACGGAATATCATCCAAGAAGGCATCGTCAGAGGGACCGCTTGAGCTTGCCGTTTTTTCGGGCGGCTGGAGCTGTTCGGCAATCATTTTGCTGACGAAGTTGGGGATATAGTCCGTTTGGGTTTCCGGCTTCCAGTGAATCGCGACGACGTTCTTTTTTGTCTCAGGGTCCGGTACTTTTTGAGCCGGAAGTACCGAGGCGATTTTCACCCGATCATTGTGGGGAACGACGTTCAACTGGCAAGCCTTGTTTTTAATATTGTCCAGGTCGAACC